AAGCAAGAACCCTCATTGAAGCAGGAAATCCCAAAATCCTCAGGATATCCTCCGCCTAGGACAGTGAAGTGTCATTGGTGTTTTGGAACTGGAAAAGACAGAAATCATCCTGAATGGACGTGTATGTCATGTCATGGAGATTGCTATGAGTGATTAGTTTGAGTAGGCTAAACCGGCCATACCGCTCATAATTCGCAGAATGTTGTAGTTGATTGCATATACGCGGACGTCCCACGTGGCATCCTGCTGTTGATTCACTACAATATCACCGCTGAGATGGAGAACGAGTGTCGCTGTATCAATCCGCGAGAAGTTGCATGTTCCAGAAGGCTGGTGTTCCTCAGGTTTGAGAGCGAATGAGTAGCTGTAGATACCTGGCTGGCGTGTCTGACCTACGGACTGGAACATGACGGAGCCGACTCCGGTAGTAGCTACGGCGCTTGCCGTTGTAGCACTTGACACATACTGCAAGTTGTATGAAGTATTGGTGCTTCCAGTGTGGTGCTGATAAGGCTGAACCTTGTTGTAGTAGTCTCCATAACGGGCATCAAGTCGGTCCTGTCCGTTAATTTGGAGCCACTGCTTGTAGACTGCCGTCTGATCATAGGTGAATGGCGTCAGGCGGTTCACATTCTGGGCTGGATATGTTGCCTGATAAGAAGGCACACCGGTTCCAGGTGCGCCAGAAACTGTACCACCATTTCCACTGGTTAGGGCAACGGTAGATTGGCTCTGATAACGCGTTCCACGAGTTTGAGCTGCATATGTAGGACCGCCAGCAGCACCAACAATCGGCACTTTGCAAGAGCGGTAGCAAGTGGGTTGGACGACCCAAATGAGTTCCTTGACTGGATGATTGAAGGTCAAATCAATGCGGTTCTGATAAGAAGACAAACCCTTGTCCTCGTTATACTGGACCTGCTCAATCAGATACTCGTGCGACTCCTGTGCCATACGACGACGCTCCTCTACATCCAGATAGATGTAGTCAATATAAATCGCAGCCTGAGAAGGCTGGGCGGGAACAGGGACGTGGTTGTAGTCTCCTGAAATCGTCTGGTTATCATTCCACAGAATGTTAATCTTCACCTCGTGATATTGGAGGGCAATGAGAGGCAGAGCAGCACCTGGATTGCGAGTGTAGAAGAACTTCAGAGGAACATACACAACCGTAGGTAGACCAGGATTGTTTGTTGCCTGACCAGTATTGGAGCATCCAGCAGGGCTTCCTGGGATAAACACCTGACCCGCAGAAGCAGTTCCCTGTCCGCTGACATAGTAGCCAAGGTTCGCAGATGTACCAGTCTGTGTTCCAAGTGTTACGGCATCAATGGCAGACACCTGGTCTGCAGAAGCGGCAGTTGCTGGTCCAGGGATATTATTTGTTGCGCTTGTGTTCCATGCTTGGACTACCTGAGGGCGTCCGGCAGCACCATTCATCTTGTTCACCATAACACTCTGCTCCGTAGAACCAGACAGAGTATCCCACAAGAACAACCACTCACCATACTGGCGGTCAATGAGCTGACCACCGATTTCAAGTTCTACATACTTCAACAAGTTGTATCCAAGAGAGAACTGGTCGTTATTGTAGACAGCGGTCTTTCGCGTAGTAGCATCATAGTGAGGCAGATGGACCTCAAGATAGGTGGAATACAACAGGTCGGCATTGCGATTCACCACGCAGGACTGCTTGGTTCCCCAGTTTGGCTGACCGGTGAAGTTAATGCGAAAAGGCTCCATCGCGAAGTTCGTATGACGCTTGAAGAGACCCTTCCAGAAAGTAATTTGAGGATTTCCAGAAAGATATGCGTCCTGGGCGCCCATTGCGACTAATTGAAGAAGACCGCCACCCATATTGTATTTAATCTTGACCTCACTCTTTTTTTTGAAATTTTACCTCGTTAATGACGATAAATATCGCCACTGAGAGATACTACATACCTAAACTGGTCTTAAAATGTCCGTAAGGTCAAAATATGACCCGTCGGGACTTTAATGACGGCGAGTGCGACGCGTCTTCTTGGCCGACGACTTCTTGGTATAAGTCTTCTTTGCCTCCTTGATGACCTTCTTCAGACCATCACCCTTCTTATACTGCCCCTTGGACTTCATCGTCTTCATTGTTGACTTTACGTGTGTGAGCCAAGCGTTTGCCATTTTATTCTTAACGCAGAGAGAATTACTTGACTCTAAAAAGAAGTCCTCGTAGTCCGCGAACCACCTCATCAGGAATACGTTGATTCATTGGAATTCCCATCAGGCAACAATAGTGAAAATAAATGGAATACATCCCGCATTCAGAGTCCTCGTATTGATGCCGTGTTCCATTGTAGGACAACTTCATGGGTTTGCTATGGATACCTGTGGCATCCCATTGTTTCTTCCATCGTCTCATAAGGACTTGTATTTGCTTTTCAGGTTTATGAGCATAAGAATCAAAATAGGTCATACGAGGATACTCCAAATCAGGACTTATATCGCAAAATGTAGCAATCCAATGCTGTCCGGGTCCAGTAGAGACATCCGTGTTAAATATAAGTCCTAATTTACGATATCCTTTGCTATAGAGTGCCTTAATGTCCAATGAACACAAAGTGCTGACCAAACATTCACCTGAACGCGTATGCTTATCAAAATCAATCGGAAAGGTTCCCACATGTTTGTATTCAGGGAATACCTTCTCAAATCGTTTTTCCAATCCGTCAATTTCGTCTGATGTAATCCACTCTTCAGGATTTACTTTCCACGAAGATGGACCTTTGGGTCGTGAAAGCAGGTGCGATATGATACACTCGCTTCGTCCTGACCTACACGATTGCTGTAATCGTTCCTGTAGCGAACGCCAAGTCTTCTCAGGTGTATCTTTTGGAATTGGTTGTTGATGAGGATGTTCCTCGTTATATACCTGACGGAAGTTATCAACCTCCTTTTCATCAAAGTACATTCCCTTATTCAAAACGGATGAAAGTTTCCGATTGGATTTTGTAAGCATAGTAAAATGGAAGCAACTCTTCAATCTTTAAAGACCTTTCTTCAGTCCTATCGTGCGTTGGATGAGGATTTGAAGAAGATAAACGCAAAGGCACAAGAATTGCGTCGCGAACGCAAGGATGTAGAGGTTGAAATGTCCGCGATTCTGTCCAAGCCCGAATTTGACCAGTATAATAAGTTGGAAATTAAAGAGGATGGAAGTTTGATAAAAATTCAGCGTCCTGGAACTTGGACGAAGGGATGGTCAATGTCTAAGAATGAGTTGATGGATGGATTAAACCTATATTTTGAAAAGCATGAGAATACAGCAAACGCAGAGGAATGCTTTGAGTTTCTAGTAGAACGACAAAAACCGAAGATGGTTGCGAATGAGTTTGCTTTTGAACGCTGTATGCCTCCACCTCCACCTAAAAAAATGAGAATGTAAAGTAATGAGTGGTCCTAGTGGTTATACATCGAACTTAGACCTTTTGGCTGATGTGGCGACCAGAAGTATAGATGAAATTATAGCAGCGAATGCTCTTGTTCAGTTAAACCAGCAACAATTAGATGGAATTGATGAATCTATACAAGTTCTCAGAGACCTGAATAGTGTTCAACTTTCTGAACTTGAAAAAAAAGAAATATCCGAAGTTCTGAAGACAAAATACAACATCGTGAAACGAAACGCAAAGAAACTTGAAGAATTTGGATTGTATCCGCCAGTCAAGTTTTTGAATGATACAACTGCAGGAGGAGTTGAAGTTGGGAAACGACCGAGAAATGCTCCAGTTCTATATAGCGCTGAACAGGCAAAAGAAATCCTAGAACAGCGAGAAGAAGCGGCAAAACGACCAAAACGAGTCGTAAATCGCAAAACAAAGTTTATTCGCAGAATAACGGGAACCTATGAAGAACTTGACCCAACCTTAAAAAAATCCTTGCCAGACCTTTGCGATTTACAAGGTGCTTCCAAGTTTATGAATATTTTATTTCCTACGAAGATAGTTGATATTTGGAAGAATGAATATGGTAAGAAATGTAGGGATATTTATGAACATTCAGGCATTGAAAAGCAATGTATGGTCGTATTAGAAAAAACTACGGAACCAGCAAAAGCAAGAGATTCTATATACGCAAATAAAAAGTGTTATCTGTGTGGATTCCGGTTTCAAAATGCGGACGGATTGAAACCTTCTTGTGAGCATATATTGCCAATTATTCAGGCAGTTTTTTTATTGGATTTATGGAGACCCAAACAAAAATATACGAAGGAAGAGTTTGATGTTTTAACGATGGAATATGATTGGGCGCATACCTGCTGTAATTTAGTAAAGGGAGCGAAACCCTATTTGAACACAATTATTGACAAAAATGACCCATATCCTCGCTGGGATTTTAATAGTGAGGGAACACGAGACATCTTTGTAAGTATTGTGGATGGAACACACGATTATCCTGGAATCTCAGTCATTCGCAATAAGTTGTTGGAACTATTCAAAACTCAACCCAAGGATACTTGGATTCAAACCAACATTGACAGGATAAAAACAACAAAGATAGACCCGATTGTGAAGTATATTAATTCAAAAGGACACGGAGGAGAGGTTGCTATTTTAGGATTTAATAATTGTTTGAACCCTAAAAGTCTATCGGATGAGTTCTATGACCTTATTCAACAAGAAAAGCAAAAAAAAAGAATACCACCTCCTGTATCTCCCGCTACACTCCCTGCGAGTCCTGTGCAAACAATACCTGAATCACGACCCACATCTCCTTTGAGTTTTATTGGGTTTGGTCGCAAACGGACACATAGGAGGAAACGATTTCACAAGAAAACCCGAAAAATTCGCAGACATAAGTAATGGCAGCGTTTCTGTTGAATTCATTGAAAAGTCAACTTCCAAGTCTCGTTGAGAAATATGAACCCCAATTAGAGACCGGATTACGAGATGTATTGCGTTCTATGAAGCAGAAGCATCCAGAAGAGTCGAGTGTCTTTCTTGCGAATTGGAAGAAGTTGAACAATGCTGTCCAGCAGGAACTTGGAGCAACTGGCGGTCGTGGTAGAAAACGAACTAGACGCAATAAGAGTAAGAAATGGTAAAAATGATGCTATACAATCCTTACAATTCTAGGAATCAGGTGTTCAAAACGAGTGATATTCAGCGAATTTTGGAGCAACACAATTGTTCTTTCAAAGTTCGTCATGTGGAGATATTCCAAACTGCAATGGTCCATTCCTCCTATGTAAAGCGTATAGAATATACAACACCAACAGGAGAAATAACCACACTCGCTCCCAAACCAGATTCTTGCTTAGACTTGTTTGATACATCATATGAGCGTCTTGAACATCTTGGAGATTCTATTTTAGGAGCAATTGTCGCGACATACCTAATCATTCGGTTTCCTGAAGAACAAGAAGGATTTCTTACAGACTTGAAGAAGGAGATTGTCTGTAATGAAATGTTAGGTCAATTATCGCAAAAGATTGGACTTGATTCTTACTACATTATTTCTAGGCACAACGAAGACATCTGTAATGGAAGAACCAACTTGAAAAAACTAGGAGATATCTTTGAAGCATTTATCGGTGCTTTATGGACGGATTCAAACTATGATTTCCAACTAGTCTATAATTTTATCGTTTCATTGATTGAAATATACATTGACATTCCCAAGATTTTGATGAATAATCGGAACTATAAGGAACAATTCCAGAAAGTGTATCAGGCAATGTTTCACAGCACACCAACCTATAGTATGCTATCGCAGGAAAACGGAATTTATACGATGGGCGTCGTAGATAGTAGCGGAAATACACTCGGCATCGGAAAAGCAAACACGAAGAAACAGGCAGAACAATGGGCAGCACGTGAAGCACTAGCAAAATGGCGGTTGTAGTTGTAAGCACGACAATTCAAAACCAACTCAAGTTTCTAATTGGTAAAGAGTCGAGATTTCTACGCGATATTCACCCAGAAGTTCGCGATATTGAACGATATCCGATTCCAGGGGATTATATGAAGTATTACACGCGTATGTGTAAGAAACTCAGCAAGAAATACGGAATGCGTATCCAATTTGATACGCCAGATGTCTATTCCAACTACACGAGAACACGATATCGCTATTTAGCAGATGATTGGAGATATGGCATTGTGAAGGGTGGTTTCAAATCTGAGAAGGACTCGAATTCACTAGACAATATCCTGCGTGAATTTAATGAAGAAGTTATGAAGTTTGATGATGTGAATGCGTTTGAGGATATGAAAGTGAATATTTACAACCGACATTTGTTTCGGTTGAATTTGGAAGACCCTACGAACTTGTGTAAGGCAATCGCGCATCGCACAAACTCGTATTATGGGGAATTGTTTGAGATGGAATTAAGGACTATAGACGAAATTAAAGAAATATGGAGAAATTTGAATGTGGTCTCTAAAAGCGCATTTCAACTTACATATCTAGATTGACACTGCGCTTTGGGAGACGACGCACAAGAAGTTCTTTTTGAGTTCCGCCTACGCTCATATTCTCCGCATTGTCGGGAATACCCTCAATTTGGCGCAGAAATTCACCAACTTTCTGCGGTTGATCCGCGAAATGAAGCAGGAGTTGGGTGCGTAGTTGCGCTCGTTTCAGGGGTGGTCGCGATGTTCGGACGGAACGAGTAATATTTCCAACTCCATTTCCCTCTAATGAAAAGTTATCAACCTCATTCTTTCGCATAAACTCCAAAATAGAGTTGGATAGTTCCGACTTTCTCTGCTTTAATACCTTAATTTGGTCGCGAAGGCGACGCTCGTCATCATCTAGCGAAATCCAAGTCTTCAATGTCTCACGGACCTCGTTCGTCTCCATTTATGAACTTTACGCCGTCTCGTTGAAAATCGTTTCGCTCCTATCACTTTATTTGCTACACGACCCAATGAACCCGCTGCCTTATACATGACAGGTCCTATAAATGGTATTGCTAATAACGATGATACAAATGCTTCTCCAAGTTCATCATCAAGAACATGTGTAATTACAACAAAAAATATAGCGATTGCACTTGGAATTGAAACTGCTGCTTCACCTACAATTCCTCCTATCTCCGCAGCAGCAATATCAGCAGTCACTACACCTGTTTTTAATGATTCTGAAAATATCTCCTTTCCGATATTTATAAAATAACCAAATGTAGAATCCTGTGAAAGTATTTTTAAAACTGTAATATTTGAGTATATAGAACTCGCTGTATCAGATACAGTTGTTGGAATAATTGTTTGAATATATGAAATCATATTACGAATTGCAATATCATATATGTGTGCCTCGTCTCCTGCTCCTCCTGATTGCTTCATCATTGAAAAAACCTTCTTGGCCTGACTTGGACTAAATACAGGACGCGTTTTCTTTTCATCGTAATACGCACTGGTTTCAATATCTTTTGCGGATTTTATA